AGCCTGCACATCACCCTGGTTGGCCAGGTAGTTCAGAGCTTTCACGAAGCTGAAGGAGCGGGTCTCCTTCTCGGTCAGGCCAAGGTCATTGGCGGTAATGCTGTGTTCCACGGGTTGCGCACCGATTTTTTCAAGGAATGCGGCACGGGCCTCGTCGACAGACTTGCCGCCGTCGATCAGCTCGCGTGCCAGCTCAGGCAGAGCATGACGCTCGCCCAGCTTGGAGATGGAAGCAGTCCGGGTACGCTCGGCCTCTACGGCCTCGGACCGGATCACCTCCAGGTCAGGAGTGTTGTCCATGACAGGTTCAGTCACAGTGTTTGCAGGAGATGCGGTTGAAGCCGCAGGTTCAGAATTGGTGTCCTCGAGAGAACGACCAACCCCAACGGTTGGATCAGCAGGAATGCTGACCACACTGACTTCGTAAGGCGACCATTGAGTCGCTACAAAGTCATTTTCGCGCTCTTCCATCTTATCGATGGAGTAACCGAAAGAAACGCCGCGAAGGATTCCATCGCGAACGTCATCAAGCACTTCCTGCGCAAATTTATTGCGCGAGAAGCGAACTTTGGCATAGCCACGCTTCTTCTCTCCATCGATCCATGCACGCTCGACAACGCCGAGAACGCGATCGGGATCGTGGTTGAACAGAAGCGGTGCGCCATCGTTGAGCCGCGAAAGATTCGCGGACTCCATCCCATGACTCAAAACTTCGTTTCCGAAATAGCGAGCCACGGGATATTCGGAACTGAAAGGAAAATCGATGCTCCGATCGTCAAGCACGTTGAATCTTGTGGATTCAACACGCTTAAACTTTTCGCCCTCAATGTCGCGAGTTAGATCCTTTTTGGGATCTTCTTCTGCTACAACTTCTGGCGCTTCAGACTCTGGCTCCATTGCGCGTAATGCTGCGATCTTTGTCAGTGTACTGAAGCGGTGCCCGGCATAAACATCAGTGTCTTTCCATCCACCGTCTTTCTTGCGGTAGATCTGAATCAACGCTGCAGGATTGCTCTCCTCGCCGTTGATCACAATCTCGGAGCCAGGAACATCAAGCTGACCATCGCGGATCACTTTCGTGATCTTGCCCTGCGCTTTGCCGCCTGGAGTGTTCCAGCGAACGAAATCACCAACCTTGAGCCCGTCAGGCTCAGCTCTTTCTTCGGTTTCAATTGCGCGATCCATGGCTTCAACAAGTCGATCGGACCAAGTCTTACCTGGATCACCACCCCAAGCAGCCCACGCCACACGCCCAGGCGATGGATAACCATCTTCCCCTGGGCTGAATCCCTCGGCCTGTTTGTCCACTTCATGCCGAGCGAACCATGCGCTCATCGCGACGATGGTCTCATCACTCAACTCATCACCACTCAAAATCTGAGACGCACGACGAGCAGCAACCTCAGTGCCACCATCGCGGCCTTCATCCTTCCAGTCTCTGTAGCGCTGCGCTTCTTCGCGCATGCCTTCAGTTGGCATTGCAGGCATTACTCAATTACCTCCGGGGGCTGCTCAAAGATGTCCTTGTCAAGCTCAACATTAAGATCAGCAGCTGTTTGTTGCTCTCGAGCGATCTCAGTCAGGTTGTCATAGAAGTCGCCGCCAAGCTTCGCGACAATCTGCGCCTTCGTCATATACCCCGCCTGTTCCATCTCGCGGTAAGCCTTCGCTTCCTTCAACGGGTCGACCCAGTCCCAGCCACGGGCCATCCATCGCGGAGAGTCGTACCGCTCAGGCCGGGTGTCGTAATCATCAAACGGAAGCTCCCCTGACAACACCGCCAGGTTCAGCCACTCACGAAACACCCGATTGTGAAAATGCTCGATCAGGTACGACTGCACCACCTTCCAGTGCTCACGATCCTCGAGCAGGCTCAGCCTCGAGCTGCTGTAATTCGTCTCCGAAAAATCACGACTAAGTGTCTCGTAGCTGCATCCAAAGCCGCTTGCAAACCTGCGCACCTTATTGCGCACAAACATCTCAAACTGCTGATCAGGTGAGTCGATGTTCGGCACAGACACGTTCTGGCCTGGCTCCAGATACTTGAACATCCCAGGCTCGAACTCCGAAATCCGACGGCCGTCTTCGACATCGTCGGCATCAAGCTCCCCCTCCGGGCTGGTGACGAAACCCATGATCGATGCGCCCGCACGCGCTCGAATCACTGCAGCCTCCTCATACCCCTGGAGCTGATGCGCATCTGCCATCACTGGGTGAAACCAAGGCACCCCACGGTTCTGCTGCGGACGCTCCGGCAGAAACAGATGGATCACGTCCTCGGCAGGCAAGAACACATGCTTGCCACCAGTCTCCGGCGCGTTCTGGAACCAGTAATCACCAGGGTGCCGCGTCAGAAATGCGTACCGCACGGGGCGGCCCCACTCATTCACCTCGACACCCATCCGCCACTGGTTCTTGTTCGCAAGCGTCGGACCCTGGTACTCCTCATCGAGCACATCCGACTCGAGCATCTCCAGTGCCAATGGCACCCGACTACCACCGAACGGCCGCCGAATGATGCGGAACAACGCCTCGCCGGACTCAGGCAGCGCACCCGTCGCCAACCACTCCATCATGTGGAAGCTGTGCCGACCAGCAACATCACAATGCTGCGCTCGAGTCCACAGATTCCACTTCTCTTCGATCAGTCTGTTGATCGCCTCGCTCGGCTTTCTGCTACGAACCTGCTGCACCTGTGACTGCAACTTGATCCCGCTGCCGACCACATTGATCTGCGTCGTGCGCTTCGCCTGCTTTGCATACGGATTGTTCCGCACCATCTCGCGGGAACGATCCCGCAACTTGCGCAAACTCTGTCGAATCTCTGCATCAGCACTCGACTGAGTGCTCATCCAGTCATTCGTCAATCGAGAGATGATCGCACCCGCATAACTGCGACGACGACGAGGTCGACTTTGCGGGATTGGCTGCAAACCGAGCCTTCTAAGAAATCGTGTACGAAGTCCCATCAGCCTCGATCGAATCGAACGTAAAGATTATGTGGATCGCCAAGACCAGAAGCGATCAACTTGGCTTTGTTTTCCTTGGCCACAACTGACTTTAGCCTCGATTCCAATTCAATCAGCTCAGAAAGCTCATATCGCTTCAGGTTCCGATTGCCGATCCTGTATTCAGATACCGCACCGCCGCTGATCAACCCCCTGATCGCGGCCTGAACTGCCTCCAGATCTTGTTGAGCCTGAGTCCTGCCATCAAACGCAGCCGGCGTGCCGGAAAATGCCAGCGAAGCCTTGACCTCGATCTGGCCTCGGCTGTACTCCTGAACCGTGCCATCGCTGATCTTCGTCAGCAACGCCTGGAAATACCAACTGTCACTCGCCAGCATCGAGCCAGTGACGGCAGCAGACAGCGTCGTCCTCCAACCGCTGTTATCCGCAACTGAAGTTGCTGTTACGCCTTCGCCTGCAGTGTTCAGTCGAAAGTAATACGCAAGCGTATGAGTGGTGCTTGTTACTGCGTCGCCAAAAACATCAACGGTCTCGGCATCAGTCCACACCGCATCCACGCCACTTGTTATGGACGGTGGGATCGCCATCGACAGAATTATCGACTGATATTCAGCAGTCTAACTCTCACCACTGATTGACGAAACTCCTCCCACTCTTTCTCGCCTGCCCACTGCGTCTTGACTTGCGCTCCTCCGGCGCCTTCTCCATCTGATCCCACAATGTCCGGCGATCCTTGATCTGATACACCCTGTTCAACGCCGCATAGGCATAAACAAGCTCGTCAAGCGCTTCGTTTCTTGCACTGCTCTTTTTCACCCAGATCCTCTCAGGAAAACCATTCCTAAAACGCATGATCTGTTTCTCTGCTGTCAATTCCTCGAAATAATCTTTCTCGACTGTTGGATAAAAATGCAGATACCCAGGCCCTGGGTCGTTGTGCTTCAATCTGCCGAACAGCAACGACTTGATCGTGTCCGAACCAACCGGGAACACCTGAGCACCCTTCTTCAGCGTCTTACCGTTCGCATTCAGATCCACCTTGCTCGCCTTGCCGATCGGTGGCTTGTTCTTCGTTGACATGCCCTTGATCGCCACCACACCCAGGCTCTGGCGCTCCCTGGCGTACTGGTACACCTCCGCCGTGTGGTGACCACCACTGTCAATCGCAACCACAAGCGGCTTCAGCTTCCTGTCGCCATCACCCGGATACGGGGCCTGCAAAATCTCGTCGAGCTGCTTCCACACCTCTCCCCTCGAGGGGTCTCCATAGATCTTCACCCGATCAACAAGCCACCCTTGCTCCTCGCGGCCCCAGCCCCAGACACTCAGCGACAGCCGGTCGTCCTGCACGTCACATCCAATCGTCAGCAGCAACGCATCACTCGGCACGTTGCCCTGCTGATACTCCTCAACCGACGCACGCTGGCTCAACGCATCAGCGCCGACCTTCGACGCATATTCGTCCTCCCACGTCTCGCCCAGCACCGTGTTCACG